GACGGTACCGTAAGTGGAGTTAATCAGCGTCAGCACTTCGGTCTGGGTTAGGGAATCCCACACGGATGACATTGGTTGGAGGATGTTGAACATGGGTTCGGGTTCGCCGATGGTGATGCCGTCGAGCGGGACTCTGTACAGCGCCATGTCGTAGGTGGTGGCTCCCTGCGATATGGGGGTTGTGTTGAGGGTGGGGTCAACCGGGGTTCCGGTTGTGGGTGTGCCTTTGACGACGACGAGGTTGGCGGATTCTATGGAGTCGCCGACTTTGGTGTAGCGGCAGCAGATGATGTCGTTTCTTTTTTGGCCTTGGCTGCCGTTGGTGATGATGAGGTCGGCGGGTTTGTCGTTGCTGGCATGGTAGCCCTGCATGACAAGATCGCCGCCAGCGATGGTGACCTTGTTGGCGCTAACGACGTTGATGGCGAATCGGTCCTTTGTGGACAGCACGTAGTCGTCGCCGCCGATGACGCCTGCGTGGAGGGCCGCGTCCTGTGCGGCGGTGACGTGGGGTTCGCCCGCGTGCCCGGTGACGAGTTCCATGGTCATTGCCTGCCTCCGTTCTTCTTCCATGATTCGAAGCTGTTGTCGGCGTCCCTGAGACGGTTGACGTATTCCTGGTGGCAGTTGGAGCAGAAGAAGTAGCCGTGTTGGTTGCCGTCGGCGTCGAGGCGTTGCACGTCCCACCAGTCGTTTTTCAGGGCGTCTGCGTTCGATGGGGTGTACCAGGCGAATCTTCCGCATCGGTCGCATTCGGCGACGATGCAGTCGTTGTTCTTGGCCATGACGTTCCTTTCTATGAGGCTTCGTAGTCGATGCTTGTGGAGCCGTTCTTGGTTTTGGTGATTTTCTTGGTGACGGTCGCTTGGACGGTGATGCCGGTGATCTGGTCGCGTGCGGCGACGGTGTCGCCTACATCCATCTCGATCTCGGTGCCGTCGCGCACGGTGACTTTCACGTCGCCTTGTGATTGCATGCCGATGAGTTTGTCGCGGGTCTTGGCGTCGAGCTCGTCGGATTCGGCGTTCGAGTAGTCGTAGGTTTGGGCGATCTCCTCGGTTCCGTGCAGGCTTTGGTTCTGGCTGACGTTGCCGTCCTTGTCGGCGTACCAGTGGACCACGGTGCGGTTCGCGAGTTCGCCTTTGCCGAGGCCGATGAGGTGGTTGACGCGGAGCCATGTGCGGGTCGCATCGAAGTCGATCAGGTCGGAGTCGATCGAGTCGCCGTAGTGGGCGGCGGGTTCTGCCCAGATCTCTACGTGTCCAGACCTGTAGGCGAGTCTGAGTTTGAGCCCGTTGGCCGCGCACATCGCCCTCAGTCCCGCATAGCAGTCGGTGTAGCGGGCGACTTGATAGGTCTTGATGTCGGGGTCGCCGATGCCCGGTGGTGGTGCGACGGCCTGGAACAGGGGGGCGAGACCGACACGGTTGACGATCATGCCGATGACCGTGGAGGCTTTGCCGGAGACGACGAGGTAGTTCTGGCCCGTGTCGGGGGCGAGGATCTTGTTGGCGAGGATGCCATGCCAGGTCCTGCCGCCATAGGTGAGGGTAGAACCGCCGCGTTCGAGCCGGTCGCGCAGCGAGTCGATGACGCCGCCGAGCTCCGAGCCGTCCGCGTACACGTAGCTGCCGGGTTCAAGCATTCGGTCCACCGTGAGTTCGAAGTCGTTTTCGTCGGCTCCCCAGGCGGCGTCGAGGGCGTAGTCCTCGATGACGGCGCGGTCGATGTGGCCGGCGTCGGTGACGATCAGGTCCATGGCGGTTCGCTCTCCTCTTCGAAGACTGTCAAGTCGAAGCCGAATCCCCGCCATTCGACGGGGCTGTCGCCGGGCGGTATGGGTTGGAAGATGTAGTTTCCGCCGTCCAGTCCGTCGCCGCGTTCGGCCTTGGCGAAAATGTCGGTGACGTCGCCGTTCTCGGCCGTCAGTGTGACGCTTTTGCGGCCGGCGATGCCGACGATGGTCGCAAAAGCACCGCTGGGGATGTCGGTGGTCAGCTTGTACCGGTTGCCGCCGATGGTGATGGCGGGCGCGGTCGCGGGTCCGAAGATCGTCATCTGGAACGGCATGGCCGTGGGCTGCGGGTTGTGTGCGGTGGCGTTTCTGGTGGTCGGCTTGTAGTCATGCTCGTAATCGTGCGGATAATCCAGGTCGAGGCCGGGCTGGAGTGAATCGCTCCAGAAGTGCTGCGATTCCCCGGCCTTACGCCAGATGCCGTCAAGCATGACCACGGTGAGCTTCTGCTGGATTATCACCGGCGTGATGGTCTGCGGCTCCGCCTTGACCACGTAGGCGCGAGTCGTCCAGCCGTCAGCATCAAACATGCCCGGCGTTCCTGCGGCAACGTCGGCATCGAACAGGCGGCGCGTCGAATCCACCTTCTCGGGGCAGCGGACATAGGTTAGGTCAAGCTCGGCCTCGCGCGCCGTACGACTTACTCCGGTCAGACTCCGGTATCCGATGGTGTACGACCATTCGCGACCGCGCAGCCCAGCCGCCGTCTGGGCCCAGGTATCGGGCCCTTCCAGTGGGATCGTCTCACCGGTCGAGGCGCATATATAACTAAGCGATCGCATTGCGTATCACCCTTCCGAGTTCACGACCATCCACCTCGATGCCAAGCTTCTCCATAATCAGCGGCATATCCGCGTGCAGCGCGCGCAGCTCCGATAGGAGTTCGCCGAGTAGTTCGCCGGACTGGTTCTGGTATGTGCCGTTCGCAGTGCCTGTGCCGACGCCCGAGCGTGGCGTGTCCATGCCATGCATGAGTTCCATGCTGGCCGGGCTGATCGCGGCGCGGGTGGCGTCCACGAGGCCGGCCCGGCGTTGGAGCATACCCTCGGCCAGACCGTCGATGATGCTTTGGCCGGAGTAGAGGGTCCAGCCGTGGCCGCTGAACGGGCCTTCCTTCGCCGGGGAGTGCGGGAACAGTTTCGAGATGGCCTCCATCGCGTTGGATGCGGCGTCAACGGCGGCGCTGATGCCGTTCCTGATGCCTTGGGCGAGACCGTCCATGATGCTGCGGCCGGATGAGAGGAGCCACGAGCCCGCGTTGGAGAACAGGCTTTGTATGCGTCCGGGCAGGCTCTGCAATGTGCCGGTGATACCTTGCAGGAACTGGTTGCCGGCGTTGCGTGCGCCCGCCCCCATCTGTCCGCCCCATGCCTGCACGCTGCTTATCGCGCCGGTCAGCCATTGCCAGATTCGTCCGGGCAGCGACTGAAGCCATTGGCCAAGCCCGGTCAGGAACCGGCTTCCCGCGTCTCCGGCCTGCGCCATCATCTGGCTTCCCCATGCCTGCACGTTCTGGATGGTTTGAGTCAGCCATGTCCAGATTTGTGACGGCAGCTGCTGTATCCAGTTCGATAGGTTCGTCACGAAGTTCTGTCCGGCTTCCATCGCCTTGGAACCCAGTTGTTGGGCGAACGCGATGGGGAGCATGATGGCGTAGCCGAGCCAGTAGCCGATGGTCTGCGGCAGCTGCTGGAACCATTGACCGATGTTGGTCAGGAACTGGCTCCCCGCGTCCATGGCCTTCTGCGGCAATGATTGGAACCATTGCCCGATCTCGTCAAGCTTGGCCTTCACCGGTTCCACGAACGTGGAGGAGAAGCCGTTGACGGCGTTGGCCCCGGCGTCGCCGGAGAACAAGCCGAACAGGTTGCCGGCCATGTCGGCCAGCGAGCCCATCGGGTCGAGCAGGAAGCCGATCACCTGGCCGAGGATGGGGAACTTCTCGTTGAGCCAGTCGATGCCGTCGGCGAGTTTGCCGACCGCCGACGCGATGCCGTCCAACACTCCGGCGACGGTCTCGACCACATTGGCGACCGCCCCGATGTACGCGGCGAATCCTTTCGCGGCGGCGGCGGCCGTGTCGAGCCCGTCACCCGCCCCTTCGGCGGACTTCTTGCCGCCGTCCAACGCCTTGCCGAGCCGTTTCAATGAGCCGAGGGCGTCGCCGAGCGCGGAGAATATGCGTTCGAGCACGTCCATCCACGTGTCCAATGCGCCGCTGTCGGAGAGAGTGTCGGTGAATTTTTTCACCCATTCGGCCACGCGTTTGAGCTGGTCGGCCATCTTCTGCACGAGGTCGGCCGCGACCTTGATAACCGCACCCAGCAGTTCCGCGGAGCCCTTGGCCGAGTCGAAGCGGCCGGCCGCTGATTCGGCCATGTCGCCGGCACCACGGAAGGCGTCAGCGACGTCGCCGATAGCGTCGAACAGGCCGCCCAACGCGCCGGCCAGCTGCTGCACGGCCCCGGTGTCTTTCAGCGCGGCGATGAACTTGCTCCACCATTCGACCGTGTCGGCGATCCAGTCCGCGAAGTCGGAGAACACCGTGCCCACGTATTTGAGCACGCCCTCGATGGCGGAGACTATCGCGCCGTCCGGCACGAGGCCCTTGAACGACCCGGCGATGCGGTCTACCGCCTCGGTGACGCGGCTGCGCGCGGATTCGAACGCCGTGGAAATGGTGTCCTTGAACCGGGTTATCGCGCCGGTCTTGTCGAGCTTGTCGTACAGGCCCGTGATCCACTTGCCCGCTTCGGAGAACTTCTTCTTCACGTCCGTGACCATGCCGGCGGCCGCGTCGCCCACCTTGCCGAACTGGGAGCTGAACCTGTTGATCGCGCCGGCGATGTTCTCCACTCCGACGGCATCGATGACCTTCTGCACGGCCTTGGCGACGCGGTTCTTCACGTTCTCCATGGCCGTGCCGATGCCCTGCGTCGCGTCCTTGGCCTGCTGTGCGAACGAGGCGTATTTGCCGAAACCGTTCTGGTTGAGGTCCATGACGGCCTTGTTGAAGTCGTCGAACGAGTATTTGCCGTCCTTCATGGCCTCGTACAGGTCGTTGGCGTTGTGGCCGGCTCCCATCATGGCCTCGGCCACTTGGTTGAGCTGGCCCGGCATGGCCGCCTGGATGCTGCGCCATGCCTGCATGTCCACCTTGCCGGCGGAGAGCATCTGCGTGTACTGGGTGAGCGCGTTCTCCTGCTCCATGGTCGAAGCGCCGCCGGCGAGCATGGCGTTGTTGAACGCCAAAGCGATGTCGGTGGCCTCGTCGAGGTTCGAGGTCAGTGGGGCGAGCTGCTGGACCATGCCGGTCATGGCCGAGCTGGTGGTGGGCAGACCGTCGAGCGCGTCACTGATCTTCTTGATGCTCGCGGCCGCATCGGTGGCCGAATATCCGAGGTTCTTCATGACCTTCGGGAAGTTGTTCATCTGGTCGGCGCGGTCAACTGCGGAACCAAGGCTGGACGTGACGACGGACGCGACCTTGCTGAACACGTTGGACGTGATGCCGGCCACGGCTCCGACCTTGGAGGCGAATCCGACGGACAGTCCCTTGCCGATGCTCTGTCCGGTCTTACTGCCGGTGGTTTTGGATGCGTCGCCGAACGCTTTTTCAATGGCCTTGCCGACGCCATCCATGGAGGGCACGATGGGCACATATGCGGTGGCGAGATTATAGGCCATTGTTTCGCCTTCCTCTGTTCGGTTATGGTTGTCCGGTCTGCGGCCGGTTCTCCACACGGTTCACGGTCGTGAACCGTTGGCTCATGAATCGGTCGAGCTGTTCGACGTTCATGCCCACGGCCTTGATGGTGCGCGTGCGACGGATGGTGTTGCCATCGGGTTCGGGGTTCTCTGGTCCGGCTTCCGTGGCCGGGCCGGTTGCTTCCGGCGTGGCGTGGGGTTGGCCGGGGCGTGGCAGCGGTCGGGGTTGCGGGCCGCGTTTTTTCGGGTCGCCGTTTGCCCAGATCCACTGGTTCATCTGTTCGATGCGCAGCACGGCCAGATACTGGTCGAACGTCCACGCGCGCGGCGTGTCCAACGTCTGCCAGACGAGTGAGCCTGCGGGGAGGTTCGCGGCCAGTGCGGCCGTCTCCGACGGGTCCAGGTCGTACACGCCGAGCCCGTACTCCCTTCTCATGTCCGCCGCCAACTGGTCGGGGCAGCGGTCGAGAAGGAGCACGAGCGTCATGAGTTTGGGAAAGCCTTACCCATCTCCTCGAACAGCTCGGTCAGGAAGGTGCCCATGGTTTCGCCGTCGATGCGCCCGTCAGCCCCTCGCAATCCGTTCTTGACCTTGTCGTATGAGTCGCCGAGAAGTCGGCGTAGGAATGGGATGATTTGCAAGGCGTTACCCTTCGGGTCGGCTTGAAGGTCGTAGAGAGATTCCATGAACTCCCAATCGTCCAAAACCTTCGGGTCGATACCGATATCGATTCCACGGACGTTGACACGGCGAACCGTATTCTTGGACTGCTTGTGGTCCTGTGGATGGCTGACAATCTGGTTGGCATTCGTATTGCGGTGGCTTCGGTTGCGTGACATTCTGATTCTCCTTGATAAAAAAGCGGTTCTCTCCTTGACGGTTAAAAAAGGGTTCCCCTCGCGGCAAGGAGAGAAGAAAGGAATCCGCGAGGGGAAGGATCAGCGGTGTGCTCCGTGGTTGAAGCACAAAACGACGGCCAACAGTATGAGCCATGCGACGGCTACCGTCATGTGGCCTCCTTAATCGACTCCGAATCGTGGGTAGACGGTCTCAGTTGAGGGTGATGGTTCGGCCGAGATTGTTCCTTCCGTGCCTCCCCGTGCCGTGGGAGGCACGGAGGACGTTACTGTTGGATGGCCTGTTTGATGTGCCGGCCGAGGATCTGGCCGAGTTTGACGGCTCCCTCCGCGGTGGGGTGAATCATGTCGGAGATGGTCAACCCACTGCCGAGCGCCCATACTTCGTCGGTCGCGTCGATGACCGGCACGCCCAGCGTCTCCTCGGTGAACAGGATTCGTTCCGAGGATTGCAGGGCCGTGAAGCTGTTGGTCATGATGGTGCCGGACGGCAGGCCCGTCATTCTCGGCTTGGCCTCAGTCGCCGCAGACCGGAACGAGCATTGGAGCGCGTAGAAGATGCGAGCCTGCGGGTACTTGGCCTGCAGCTCGTCGAACTTCGACTTGTAGGTGGCGGCGATCTTCGACAGGTCGGTCGCGGGCTCGGTGTCCGTCAGGTCGTTTTGCAGGTCATTGATATAAAAACCGTAGACGACGATCACTTCCGGCGTGTTCGCGGCGTCGGCCTGGACGAGCGCGTCCAGACGGTTGGACTGCATGGCCCATCCGCCCAGATAGCCGGACTTGTCGCGGGCGAGGCGCGCGCCGCCATAATACAAATCGATGACCCTCAGGCCGGTGATGGACGCGATCTGTTTGGACTGGTCGGACGGCCAGCTGGTGGCCGTGCCCGGGTTCGCGCCCGAAGGGTACCGGCCCATGTTGCCCACCCCCGTGTCCGAGTCTATGATCAGCTGCGAGTCGCCGAACAGGGCGAGCGGCCCCTGGACCGTGGGCTTGGCGGTCACGGTCACCGGCACCAAGGCCACGGCCTTGCCCGCATGCACTCCCACGGTCGTGGTGCCCGCCTTGAGGGCGTTAACACTCAACTTCCCGTTGGCGGCCTGCGCCGCGACGATGGTCCTGTCGGAAACGGCGACGGTCACCGACTGGTCCGCGTCCGCCGGCAGGACCTTCACGTCGAGGGTCCCCTTCTCACCGACCCCGAGGGTCAACGAGTTGGGTGTGACTTGAATTGCCTCGGGCTGGGGCGCTGGCAGCGGCGCGGGCAGCGTGGCCTCGCCCAAGGCGCGCGCATACGAGCCATTGACAGTGCAATCAACGACAGTGACCACCTGACCGGCAGCACCGTTTATCTGGCCGTCCAAGGGGAACGCCAGCCAGCCGGACGCAAGGTCTACCACCGTGCCGCCTCCAACGACAGGCCTCGCGTCCGCACTGGTTATCTTGTATCGGCGCTGGAGGCCGGATGCCAACGCCACTGACACACTGACCGTCTGGCCGCCATGACTGGCCGTTACGGTCACCGTCAGCGGCGTCAGCCTTTTGGGATGCCGATATATTCGATGGAGGTGACACCATCGCCCATGTCGTTCGCGTTCACAGTGAGGTCATAGCCGAGCACGTCGCTCGAATGCATCTGGCGGTCGCCGAATTCGGAACGGGTTGCGGAACCGATGACGGTACGGTCCTTCACGTTGCCGGTTGCAACGATCTCGAACACGAGCGAGACCGGTGTATCGTCGGGCATCTGATGCTTGATGACCATGCTCTTGTCCTTGCCGGTCACCGCGTCGTTGCCGTAGCGCATCTGCGCCGCTGCCTTGCGCAGGAACTCGATGAGCACGAACTTGTAGGATTCGGCGTAGCTGGAGATGACCTTCATCACGGTCGTACCGTTCGCGTCCTTGACTTCGGCGGTGTCGGTGTCAGTCGTGTTGGTGATGCCGTCCTCCGACAGGTAGCCGATGAGCTGGAAAGCGGGGTCGAGTGCGCTTTCCGAATCGGTGGGCAATGCGGTGCCGACGGGTGCTACGTACGCGTAGCCGCCGACCTTGAACTTGCCGAACGACACGTTTGTGGAATCGTTCTTCGTTGTTGTTTCATTAGCCATGATTAGGCCCTTTCTGGAAATGATGCTCATTCGTCGGTCTTGACGGTGAGCTGGATGAGTATCTGGTAGCGTGGCCGTCCGTCCGGCATGGGGAAGTCGGTCAGGCCGGTGATATCCCAATCGGCCACCTCGGGCAGTTCAACGATGCGTTTCAACCGTGGCAGCACGAGACGCTGTGCCACGTCCGAAGCCTCCCAGCGTGAAGCGGCCCACACCTGCACAGCGATCAATGGTCTCGACACGAACCGGCCTTCCGAACCTCCCGTGCGTTCCACGGTGACGAACGGGATACGGTTCGTGGCGCTGGATTCGGCGGGAACCTCGAAGCTCGCGGGATAATCCTTGAGTTCGGGTGCCGCGTTGAGCCAGTCCATGACCAGCTTCTCCGCGTTCATCAGCCGCCTCCCAACGCCTTGGCGAGCGTGTCGCGCACGGCGTTATCGATGCGCGCGGCGAGATTATCCGTATGCACGAGCACCGTCGCGCCCTTCTCGTTCGCCCGCGGGCCCTCCGCCGTGTACGACGGCTGCCCCGCGTGAGTCGGCGCGGCCATGGAGTTGGCGCGGGCCGCGATCTTCTGTGCCTCCGACAAGGCGGCGCGAGCGCCCTCGTTGCGCCTGTACGCCTGGAATGCCGAATAATGCAGTTTCACCCGTTTCATGCACTATCCCTCCGCGTCGGTGACTTCGACCGTGAGATTCCATGCAGTCGGCTTCATGCCGCCGCCCAATGGCCTCGGGTCTCCGATCACCTCGTAGTCATGTGAATTGATGCGCACACTCGCCCCGCGCAGACTCCGGTATGCGTAGCTGCGGGGGAAGAGGCAGGTGAATGCAACGGTCACGCCGTCAGGTCGAATCGAGTCGGTGGCGTTGCTCATCGCGCCTGGTGAGACGAGCACGTTGTCCACCGACTCGATATCGACCTTCGTGACTGGCGAGCCGCCGGGGTCGGTCTCGCCGGTCGGCGTGTAGCGCACCACTTTCACGGTCTCGCCCCTCATGACGCCTCCCCGTTTGACAGGTCGATGCTGTAGAAGCGTTGGCCGGTGAGCCTGAGCGCCTTCTTCTGCCCTTTGGACAGGTAGAATTCGCCGCGAGGGTTCGCGAATGTCATGGACTGGGTGAAATTGCCCGCCGTGAGGCTGAGATTGCTGGCACCGGTGGTGTCGAACCCCGCGCCCTCGGTCTGTATGTCGGACGAGATCGCATCCTTGGCGAGCTCGCAGGCGATGCGTTCAAGCGTCGCCCGCGATATGTTCCGCCAACCCGGGCATTGTTCGCGAAGGAACTGCGAGGCATCGGCAAGACGCTGATCCACATAATCGGGGTCGTCCGGCATCTGCTTCCAGCGTTTGGCCAATTCCAAATGCGTGGCAAATGGGTTTTCTCCCGTGTCGTCGAACATGGCGGCCTCCTTAATGTCAGAATGCGATGATGCCGAAGCCGCGTGCTGCGGCCGGCAGCTTCAGTCCCATGGCCATCACTTTGCGGTGGCCTACGCCGCTACGGCGGAGGCCGGCGCGATGACGTACGCCGGGAAGCGCTTGGCCTTGTCCGACTGCACGTCGTTGATCGGGTTGGCGATCTGGAAGCCCACGCGGAACACGACTCGCATGGCCACACAATCCTGCTGGGCGAGGTTCAGAATCACCTTGCCGTCGTCGTCCGTGATAACCGCCTGGTCAAGCAGCTTGTAGGTGATGTCCTGACGGATGCCGACCACGAAGTTCGACCAGTCGGCACCGAGCAGCACGGCCTTGGTGGTATCCCATGCGCCGTTGTCGACCTCGTTGAGATCGAAGCCGTAGAGGGTGGACGGCGCGCCGGAGGCGAGCGAGGGCACGTAGATCGGGGTGCCGTTGGTGTTACGCAGGCCGATAAGCTCCCAGTTGAGGCCCGGCTTGCTGGCGAAGCCGTTCATGGCGAACCCCTGTTCGGCGAGCTTCTGGCCCATGGTGGCCACGTCCTTGGCGAGGTCCTTGCCCTGGGTGAGCGTGTTGCCCGCCGTGATGGCCTGCGGGATGATGCCGTCGGGGAAGCTGGACGGTTTGTCCACGCCGAACAGGGTCGCCTGGTCCAGCTTGTAGCCGAGCGCGGAAGTCAGACGCGGCATGACCTCCGGCCAGATTGGGATGCCGGAATCCGCGATGACGGCCTCCGGGATGGGCACGATGGCCGCAAGCTCCTCGGCCGTGATGCTCAGGCCAGACCATTTCATCTTCGTGGTCTGCTTGAGGCCGGTGTCGCCGCCCACCCAGTAGGCGATTGGCTTGGAGTCGAGCACCGGCTGGGTGCGCGTGCGGGTGCTCATGCGAATCTGACGCATGCGGGTGAGGGACACACTCGACTTGGGGGCGTCCTGGATAATCTGGGTGGCGTATTCGGTGGGGATGAGTCCGCCGCCGAGGTCGCCGCTGGTGATGATGGAGTTCACGTTGGAAACCATCGTCATACCTTCTTTCTATGGAGTGGGGAGGTTATTTCTGCTTTTGTTCAAGGAACTGGTCACGGATCCAGTCGCCGGAGGAGCCGGATGGTGCGGGAGGCTGGTTGGATTCGGAGGAGGCGTGCACATTCGGCTTGGTCTTCTCGGCGATGTAGTCGGCGAGCGCCTTGCCGTTGGCCTGCATCTCTTCGAGCGTGGAGCCGTGCAACAGTCCGATGGGTACGCCGGTTTCCTTGGAAACCTGCGTCTTCCATTCGTTCTGCTGTTTCTCCGCCTCGTAAGCGGCGTTCTTGGCTTCAAGCTCCTTGATGCGTTTGGCTGTCTTTTCGGCTTCGGACAGTTGGGCCTCCTTGAGCTGTTGCAGTTCGTCGGCGGCTGTCTTGTTGTCCTTGGCGCGTTTCTCCCATTCGCGGGAATGGGCGATGGCCTCCTTGTATTTGGCCTCGTAGTCGATTTCGGGCGGCTTCGCTCCGTTCTCGGTCGATGCCGGCTGCTGGTTGCCGTTGGCCTCTTCGGTCATGGTTCCTCCTATGGTTGGGGCCCGTTTCGGGCATAAAAAAACCACCCGTGCGGGTGGTCAGGGAAAATCTCAGTTCGAGTGCGACGGTCGGGGAACCCCGTAGCCGTCCTTGTAACGGTCGGGGTAGAGTCGGCGCATCACATAGGTGATCGTGTTCGGGTCGTTCGGATTGTCGGGATTGCCTTTTGTGGTGGCCTTTATCATCCGATAAGTGTCGTCGTCCAGTTCGCCGTTCTCGATGAGGCTGCGGGCGTGCATGTATTCCGAGTACATGCGGTCGGGATCATAGCCCTCGATATGAGCTTGGTCGCGATCCCATTCGGGCACGATCTGGCAGTCGCAGTCGTCGTGGAACAGACGGAACGAGCCTTTGACGTATTTCGCGGTCTTCTCGCTGCGGTACACCCAGCCGCGCGAGCAGAGCATCGTGCAGAACGCGCACGTCTTCGCGCCTCTCGGCACGCGCGCGTACCGGGGTTCGGACGGGTCGTGCTCGCACAGGCGTGCGATGGTTTCACGCCCCGAATACATGACCCAACGCATCATCGCGCCGACCAGAAACGCCTGCATGGTCTGCGGGTCCGTCCACAGGCGGCCGGCCTGCCAGCGTATGGTCTTGTCGATGCCGTCGCCGGGAAACGAGTCGGACAGGTCGTACTCCCACGGGTCGGGCACCGATTCGCCACGGACGCGCATATACCATTCATAGGCGGCCTGCGCCGCGAGGTCGCCGTATTTGACGACCAGCTGCGGCACATAGTCGAGCAGCATGTCACGCTGCCATTCAGGACTGAGCTGTTGCAGCGTCCCCCACAGTTTCGCCAGATCGCGGCGCGCCAGTTCCACCGCCCGAGCTTGGCTGGCTTGCAGCTGTTCCAGTTGCCGGTTGTCCGTCATCCTTGTTGCCTCCGTTCACGAGGGAGTCAAGCACGCTGCGGGTCTCGGCCTTGCGCTTGTCGACCAACAGGCGTGTGATATCGGAATCCGTGTAGCCGAGCTTCTCCAACACCACGTCGGAGTTGGCGAGCCATGGAATGGCCGTCACCTGCTTCACGATGGCATCGGAGAGCGCGGCCTGCGATGGGCGTTCGGGGTCACGCCAGTTGACCTGCAACCGATTGAGCTCGTCGCTGTCCTCGCTGGTGCCGTTGAGGATGGCGATGTCCCTCGCGGCCTTGCGTAGCTGCACGCCGATGGCGCGGCAGGCGTTCTTCGCCTCGATGACAAGTTCGCTTTCCGCCGCCATGATCGCGTCGGACGAGGAAGGGCCGGAATCCGTCATGACGCCGAACTGGCTGAGCGGCACGCCGGTCGCGCCGCTCATGCGTGCCGCGAGGGCGCGAAGCATGTCGGTGTGCGGCTGCATGGTCATCTGCGTGAACTGGCCGATGGCGGGTGCCTGGCCGTCCTCGTTGAGGCTGATGTTGAGCATCTTCGAGATGGTGGCTTCCCAGCCGGTCAGCTTCTTGCCGTTCTTGTCCTCGGGCGGCTCGTCCGCGCCGATGAGGTAGCGTTGCGGGCTCGAATAGAATTCGGCGCTTACCTCCATGCGCAGCATGGTGCGCACCGCCGTGTCGGTGATGCTCATGACCTCGCGGCTGATGCGCGAGCGGCCAAAGGGGCGGTTCAGGTCCTGATGGTAGGGGATCAGGTAAACGGGCACATGATCCATGTACGTGTTCCGGGGAGCGTCCGCATGATAGCGGCCTGATTGCGTGCGGCGTATACGAATCGTGTAGCCGGGCATGTAGAGCATGAGTTCGGAAGGCACGATGGTGTTCGCCTGCGCGTACTGTGAGCGGTCGATATCGGTTATCGACAACGCCGCCGACAGGCCGCGACGGGCGTAATCCCACAGGCCGGTCTCATAGAGCGCGCTACGGAACGACACGGACACCTTCGAGCGCAGACCATCCTCGGGTTCCGCGCTGCGCACGTTCAGGAACGAGCATGAGTGAGTGAGCGCGCTGCGGATGGCCTGCGGCAATTCCACGTCGAAGTCGTTGTCTGAAAGAATCGAATCCAAACCCAACGGATCGCGGCTGTCGTCGCCGACTCCGACGAAACCATCGAACACGATGCGGTCGGCCAAAGCGTCCACCGATTTCTGCGGCCAGCCCACGACCTCGCTTATCCCCGCCATGCTGTCCGGCACGGCGATGGACAGATTCTTAAGCTCGTTGCGCCCGTCGTAGTATTTGGTGCGCAAAAGGTTACGTTCGAGCTTCTGGGACCATTGACGTATCATCAAATCCCACGGTTCTCGGCACTCGTCGGGCAGATTATCGACCTGCACGTTTTCAAGACTGGGAATCTGCATCAGAATGCCACCGCCTTCGCTCTTCTTCCCGGATGACGTTTGGAAGTCTTGACGTTCCAATACGCGAGAGCCACCGCTTCCACGGGACTCACGTCGATGTTCTCCATGGACGGCTCGTAGCCGAACCCGTCGCCGATTTTCCTGTGCTTCGCATGACCCACCGCCTCGTCAAGCAGAGGCTGGCCGAAATGGGTAAGCCCATGGTCGTTCACGGCCTGTTCGAGCATCGAACAAGCGTCCGCCACGTCGGAAGGGCGCGGCACCACGATCACTCTTTTCGACACGCCCTTGTCGATGAGGCTGTTGACCAGGGTGGGGGCTCCCACGCGCCCGTCGATGATGATGCCGATGGCGTTGCGCCATCGTTCCGCACCGTTCTTCTCGGCGGTCAGCCAGTCGGCCAGCCAGCCGGTGCCGCCGCGCATGCTGCGCGAGGCGATGACCTCCACGTGCGGCAATTCACTCGACTTGCGGGGCGGGCGCACGCACGCCACGAGGGTGACGTTCGCGCCGTCCGCGCTGAACTTGACCGCATACGAGTTGTAGCCATCCATGCAGGGCTTGTCGGTCTTGCACTTGGCCCACTCGTCAACATCGATATCGGACAGCGCGCCGGCCTGATCGTTCCACCAGCCGAGACGTTCGCGGGCGAAACCGTCCGGCGTCATCTTCTCCGACTCGGAAACGACCACGCTTTTCAACAGGCGGGTGCCGAGCGATGGATTGTACCGGTACCAGCGTTGCTGGTCGTGCACGTCGCCGATCTCGGTCGCCGCCCATTCGAACCAGCACAGGTTCTTCGGCGGCTTGTCGCGATGCGCGTTGCGGCGCATGCGCGCGAACACCGTGCCCGGCGAAGTCGGCGGGGTCGGCGTGCCCGTGTAGATGGTCAACGGATTGCCCGAGGGTGCCGACGAGATGGCGGGCTGTATGGCCTCCATCTGCTCGTCGGTCAGCTCCTGCGCCTCGTCGCACACCAGCACGTCCACCGTGAAGCCACGGCCCGAACTCTTCGAACGGGCGATGAACTCAATGCTGCCACCGTTCTTCAACACGATGGCCTCCTGGCCGTTCGTGGCCCGGATATAGGTGACCAACTCCGCCAGTTCGGGGAACTTGCGCGCGTTCTCGAAGTAGTATTTCATGCGCAGGAAATGCTTGCGGCAGGTCTTCACCTCATGCGCCGTATGCAGGATCTTCATGCCGAGGATCGCGGCAAGGTACAGCTCCGTGAACTCGAGAATCGCGTTCTTGCCGTTCTGGCGCGGCACCGCGCACCCGCAATCCGACGCCGCCCATTGCAGCTTCGAATCCGTGGCGAGCCAACCCTCGAGCACGATGCGCTGCCACTTGTCCGGCTTCATGTCGTAGCCGGCGGCGAGCGCGCACGCCTCGCCTCCCTCGGACTGCGCGTGCTTGGGAACCAGAGCGAAGCTAGGTTCCTGTACGCCTCTTCGTCTTGCCACCCTCGATCACCCTCAGCTTCCGTCGTTCGGCTATCTCGTCAAGCGGCGTATGCCGCTCCTGCTTCTGGACTTTCGCCTGCATGATCTGGCTGCGTGCGGCTGGTGTGATGCCGTAATCCTGCAACAGCTTGTTCAGTATGGGCACGCTGGCGAAATTGCCGGAACCCCAGATGTCCGCGTGGATCAGTGCGGCGTTCATGAGGTTGTCCCAGTCGGCCTCGGTCCACGAGTCCGCTCCGGGGGTGGAAGCCAAATGCTCCCACCATCGCACGGTCGCCTCGGGCCATTCGATGCCGTCAGGCAACTGTGGCTGCGTTATCGTGGTCTTGGCCAACTGGGTCACCTCGAATCAATGTCTAGGAGCCGCTGGAGCGGCTAGCGCGAGCGGAACCGGCTGCACGAGAGAAATCAAACTCGCCCTGCACGTATCTCGGACGCATGACAATCACCTCCATCGGGAAATCAGGAGCCGGAGGAACGCGAGCCGCCGCGAGAAAAAGCGCTGCGGATACGACCGGCCACATTACGCACCGCATTGCCGGCGCGCTGGAACAGGTTACGCACGATCCACCTCCTTTCCAGTAACGATGTGGACAAGAAAAATCGGGATCTACCGTTTCCAGCCTGCACTGCGGTATCTGTTCCATTCGTCGTTGAACCGCTTGTCGAACGCCCGGTCTCGGCGTGCCTGGGCGTTCTTCCATGACTGAGAAACGCCGGCTTCAAGATCGCTGACTCCCTGTTCCTTGCGTTTCTTCATCAACGCGCGCATCTTGAGGGTATCCTGCCATAGCTTCGATATACGTTCGTCGGATAAGCCCTGTTTGCGGTATTGGGATATTCGCTCTTTCGAGAAGCCGACGCCGGAAAGCGTTGAGCCCTTCGAGCGTGAGCGGGATGAGTTGCCGCCGCTCCCGCTGCTGGACGAGCGGGAAGCCGAAGAAGAGCCGCGTCGCATGAGAACCTCCCAATGAAAAAGCCGCCACATAGGGACGGCTTGAACGAAAAAATTATTGTTTACCGGTTCACGATCCGCTCGATCGCGACGCGGAACGGGACGCACTCACACGCAGGGCGGACACACCGCCACCGGATGAACCGGGAGAGCGACGTCCATACCCCGTATAGCGGATATCGTTGGTGCTCGCGTAACGGACTCGCCTCATAACTCGCCTCCCAGCTTCCGAGCTACGGCCATACCATCGAGGTATTTATCTCCGAGTTTGCGAAGACCATACTCGGCGAGGAAAGAGTCTTTATCGTCGCGCAGGGGGAATGCGATGGCGAACCAGTGTTCGGAATCGGTCGGCTCGACAAGCTTTTCCGGGCTGCGAGCCGAAACCAGCGCCTTGTGCAGAGCGGAGAGCTCGGCGAGGCAATCCTTTTCCAGATCATCGGTGTACTTGACGCCGGCGAGCGGGTCGGGCGTCTTCTCCGCGAAACCGAGACCGCCGACGAACCCCACACCGGCACCGAACGCCACGGCAGACGACCTGGCCGGCTTGTACGGGGCAAGCCTGTCGGCGATGTCACGGTACGCATAGATCCGGTGTTCCTCGCCGAAACCAAAACGCTCACGCCACCGCGTCATCTCGGCGGGGGAGGGGAAGCACAGGCACAACCAGAATTCGGTGTCGGTCGCATCCACGAACCGCTTGCGCTCCGCACGGGCACGCTCGCGGTATTCCTTCGCGTTCTCGTCCAGATTCTCCGGCACCGGCTTCACACGCTTGCCCTTGGGTTTTCTCTTCGAAAAATCGAATTTGAAATCACCTGACATGATCCACCTCCAACAAGGGGAACCATTCAAGCAGCGTCGCGTAATCGTCCGGTGCCTTGTCCTTGAGCACCTTGGTGAAACGCTTGTCGATGCCATCGAACGAACGCCCGAACCACGCATAATCACACGGCAGCTCGATATCATGCGATCTGATGCAGTCCAATACCTCGCCCTTGAGCCAATCCCCGATAGGACTGACCTTCTTGAGGTTGCGCCGCCAGTACCCGTACTGCACGAACGCGCCGCGACGCTGAATCGAATCGGCCGCACGCACGCCATCAGCACACCACGTGTTCTTATCCAAGCCCACGTCGGCGCGGATGAAATCCCACATCTGCTCATACGACGGCTCCGGCAAACGCGCCGCCTCGATAAACCTCAACCGTTCGGGAGCCTGAAACACCGCATTGTTCAGCCACCGGTACAGCGACGGATGCGGATAGCGCTTGATCCGGGTCTGGAACTTCTGCTCGAAATAATCCAGCTCCTCGTCCACGAACCTCAAACCGGGCACATAGTACAAATACGCGGGAACGACCTCGATGCCCATATCCCGCATCGCCAGCCACGCGGCTATGGAATCCTTGCCGCACGAAAACGCCAACAACACGGGCCTGCCATCAGCGGCCAGCTTCTCGCGCACCGCGAGACTCGTGCCCTGATTGCGAATAACCGTGGTCACTTCGGCCACCTCCTCCCCGTCATGCGGATGAACCGCGAATGCGAATAAAACTCGACGCCGTCACGCCGGAAACTCGGCTCCGACGAACGGACGAACACATGCAAACCATGTCCACTGGTCGAAACCTCCGCATAGATCGCTTCGGACAACAGTTCCACCCCCTGCGCGGGCGGGTCAGCGGGGTCCACATGGTCGAAATCCCAGCACGCGAGCCCATCGCCGAGCATGATACCGTAGCCGTCACCGGCTTTGGAACGCATGACCTCCGAATATGATGCCCAGGTATCGGGGTCGGTCGAACTGGCCGGCGACCCATCACACTGGATCGGACGCTTACCGACGGCGCGCACCCAACGGGGCAGCGACTTGAGCTCTTCGGGTAATTGATGTTTGCGGCTCCACGCCTTGCGGCATCTGTCCGAGCAAAACAGTCTCGGACGCCTAGGGTTCGGTGTGGATTGAAAGAAATGGCCGCAATTCCTACATTGGTTGACCATAGCTATAACTATAGCATATATTCCAATGGGTTGCAACCATAATTTCGTGACATATCAAAACTGCGGAGAATCAAACGTAACAGCCTCGAAAACAAGCGAGGCAAAAGTGTCAAACCAGCTCCGAAACGGCTCGCACGGGCGCTCGCAGGCACCCCAACGGCCAAACGTACGATACTCCACGCGGATTGCGGGGGGACGGCGGCGCTACGACCTGTGGGGAGCCTTGCATGGGAGGGGAGGGGGTGGTGCCCCGGTTACCATTGGCGGCTGATTGGGATGGTGTTTTGTGGTTGTTTTTTTGTGTTTTGGTGGCCTGTGGTGTTGGTGGTTATTTTGTTGCTTTTTCTTTGGTTGCAGATTCTGTGTGTGAGTTGTGTGTTGTCATAGCTGGTTGGCGAGCCTCCTCGGCTGTATGGGATGATCTCATCGAGTTCGCAGCTGAGTGGGTGTGGTGTTTTGAGTGTGAGGTCTATGGGCTTGCCGCACAGTGGGCAGATTGGTATTGGTCCTTCGGCCGCGATGTGTCGGGCTTTGCATTTGCGGCGGGCTGCTCCATTTTGGTATCTGCCTGAGCCTGCCTTGTTGCTCATGTTCCCCATCCTGTGTGGTGGTTGGTGGCTTGGGCGAGATTCGAATTCGCGGCAACCCGAGCTTTGCGCTCTGTTGTGATTGCGCCCTAGCAGTCGCTGCTATGGCCGGTTAGGCCTCTACCGTACGCAAGCCGTGGCATGCGCGGTTGGCTTCGATCCAACGACCTGCGGTTTTGGAGACCGCTGCTCTACCTGCTGAGCTACGCGCATAGGTGGGTATGAGTAAAGCCCCTGAGATGTTTATCCCAGAGGCTTTCACACTTATCCTGATACGGAGTATACCACGGGGTGGATTCACCCTACTCCTGTCTGTGTTTTGTTTTTTCAGGCGGCTTGGATGGTGAGGCGTCCGCCGAGGGCGTGGATTACCTTGGCGATGGTCTGGAAGCTGGGGTTTCCGTCCTTGCTGAGGCTTTTGTAGAGGCTTTCGCGCCCCACGCCCGCGTCCTTGGCGATCTGGGTCATGCCTCGAGCCTTGGCGACGTTGCCGAGTGCGGCCTGCATGAGTGCGGGGTCGTCGTATTCGGCTATGGCGTTGAGGTAGGCGATGATGTCCTGTTCGTTTTCGAGGTATTCGCTGGTGTCGTAGTCGGTGATTTCGGTGCTCATTGCTGCTCCTTGTAGTCGTCGAGTATGGCGTGGGCTTGTTTGATGTCGGTCTGCTGGGTGCTTTTGTCGCCGCCTGCGAGCAGCAGCATGAGCACGTTGCCGCGCGTGGTGAAGTAGACGCGGTATCCGGCTCCGATGTGGAACCGCATCTCGCTGACCGGGCCTCCCACGGGTTTGATGTCGCCGAACGGCCTGCCGGCGAGCTTGCAGGCGTCGAGCCGGGCTTGGATGGCGGCTTTCGCCTCGCGGTTCCTGAGTTTCTTGAACCACTTGCGGTATTCGGCGGTTTGCTTGATTTCCATACCCTTATTGTATCTCACAGGCTACACTATGTCAAGCCGGGCGGCCGCTGGAACCCATCGCCAACGCCAGAATCTCCCGTATGTTGAACTCCCAGTAGCCGTCATCGACCGGCTTGCTGCTGGGCAGCTTGCCGCGGTTGAGCCAGTTGCTGATCTGCTTGCGGCTGACCTCGTATCCGTAGTTGTCCTTGAGCCACTGGCTCATGCCCGCAGGGGTCTTGGTCAGGTGGATTGCCTCGGCCTTGTCTCGGCTCTGCTCGCGCAGCTCGACCACGTTGATTGGGTTGCCGCATTTGCATAGCAGCAGTGATTCGCCTTTCGCGGCCATGACCTCGCGTCCGCATTCGGGGCAGACGCCGATTATCCGGCGCGTGCGCGGCCTGCGGTCCACGAGCGGTTCGATGCGCTCGCAGGTGTGGATGAGCCATGTCAGCCAATGTCCCGAACGGCTGGCGCGGCATAGGTCGGGCAGTCGTCGTGGCGAGTCCCTGAGCAGGGTCTGCCATCTCGGACGGCTTTCCACGCCGGTTTCGTTCCACATGTCCTGCAAGCCGTCCTCGATCTGGTCGAGCATGTCCTGCGCGTGGAGGTTGATGGGCGCGGGCGCAGCGCCTCCTTGCGGTTTGCCGCCCGCTCCGGGTTCTCCGAGCTTGTAGGCGTGACGGGACACCTGTTGCAGGAGCATCATGTCGCGGCGGAGCCGGTGGAGTGTTTTCGCGTACTGGCGGCGGCAGTTCCGGCAGAGCGTCCACGGTGCCTCGACCTGTCGGCTGCCGCAGTATTGGCATGGTTCGGTGGTGATGAACATTATGTTGAAACCCTCCACGTTCCGGCTATCATGGTGCTTGGTGAGCGTGCCCTCCATCTTTTCGGTGGAGGGTTTCGTTTTTTTACGCTGAATTCAGTGTTTTTACGCTGAATTCAAATCAATGGTTCGATGAATTCGGGCGTGAAATCATCCTTGTGGGGTGCGGGCGTTTCAGGATGGGCGATGATGTACAGCACCTCATCCAATGGCACGCCGAGCAGTTTCGCCGTGTATTCGGGCGTGGCCGCTTTGCTCCGATGCCATTTGAGTATTTCCTCGCGTTTGAGACTGCTTACGCTCATGATTCTCCTCTTCCGTAGGGATTGTTGACCGAGTATGCGTCGCGCCCGTAGTCGTGTGACAGTTCCTCCAATTGCCCGACCGTGAATCGGCATCCCACGCCGTGCTCCTCCGCGTCCACTGCCACGCAGCCGAGCTCGAACGCCCGTTCGGCCACCTGCCGGTCGTGTTTGTCTATGGCGGGCTTGAACGCCTCCAGTAGAGCGTCCTCGCTATAGTGCTCGCCCTGCTCGTAGACGTAATCAACGGCCATGCGCAGCAGTTCGCCGAAATCCTCGGGAATATAGTCTGGGTGCACGCTCTCTCTGCTTACGCTCATGATTCCTCCTTGAGTGTGGTGACATATTCGATGGCCTTGCGTTCACGCTTCGCATACTTTTCGCATTTGCGCTTGAGATGTTTGAGGCTCATGGCGTACAGGAAGTTTCTGAAGTTGCCGTCTTCGCAGATTTTGGCTTGATAACGGCCGTAGTCGCTTCCCGCGCTGATATGCGCGACCAAATGGTCTGTAAGCTGAATCTCGTTCATGCGTTCTCCTTTCGATATGGGTTTGGCGTGTATTCGGGCGATTCCTCGCCGGGCATGGGATTCATGTTCTTGACGGCTTGGATATACCCTTCCTCCCATGCCTTTTCGGCTATCTGCCGGTCATGCTCCTTGAGCCATGCTTGATAGGCGGCTCGGCCTTCCTCGATGGTTGACTGGCCTGTACCGAAGCAACTCAATTCGACGGCGGATTGGACCAAACCGTCATACACTCGTGGTTTCATTCCTCCACCTCGGTTTCCGTGCCGTAATGGTCATAGAGTTGGTCGATTAGGACCTCGATTGGGTACAGGATTTTCGCGGGTGCATGTTCGTAGTCGTAGATGGCGGCGGTAATCACGTTGCCGGACTCCTCGCGGGTGAATATCTTCGCCTTATAGCTCATCGTCCGTGCTCCTTTCGGTCTTGGAGTCCCAGAGTCGTTCTCAACTGTTGCAGGCAGCTGATGGCGTACAGGGTCTCGCGGTCCACCGTGCCGGTGGGCACCACGCTCGAAAGCGCCTCGTCCAGTTCCTTCAGGCTGGTCTCAAGATCCTCGGTGCGGGTCCACCGGCTGATCTGGTAGCCGTGGCGGCTGAGGATGTCGCACACCCGTTCGAACGCCTTGGACTGTGCCTGTATACGTCGTGCCTCGGTGGGTTCCTGCAACTGTTCGAGCTGTTGGAGCCGCAACGCCATCTTCGTCCCGAGCGCACGGCCTATGCCTTTCATCGCCTCTCGCTGTGCGACATACTCGGCGGCGGTCTCGTAATGCCCGTACCGGTCCGGCCGTTCGCTGGCGGCGAGCTTTTTCAGCAGCCGGTGTTCGACCTGCCGGGTGTCACCATGACTTGGGTTGGGTTTGCGCCGGTATCTCAACGTGCGTTTGGACGGGTCGTAGTACATGAGGCCAACCGGCTCGGGCACCTCGCTGCGGTCGATCATGCGGGCGGGGCAGACGAGGGTGAGATCGTCCGCGTAATCCTTGTAGCGCAGGTATTTCGCGTCGCGGAGGAAATCGCCGCGACTCACCTTGACCTCGAATCCGCTGATCCATGTGTCCCCGCGCCAGTTGACCTCCAACGCCACGCCGTCCAGACGCAGCACCGTGTCGTTCGGTTCGGTGACCGAAATCTCCGTCCAATACCCGTCACCGTCACGCCGGTAACGGGAGGCGAGTGCGCAATTGATGTCCATGGCAGTCACGTCACCGTTCATCGTCTGCCTCCCATTTCCTTCTCGTGTGCCATGATTTCCACGTCATTGGCGATCATTCGCAGTATGCCGGCGAGCGTGCCATACGATTCGGCGGTCGGATACACCGACTTGCTGATGTACACGTCCCATTTGTCGGAGTCCTGATGGTTGTCCGCCTTGAGGATGATGAGTGGGGTGTCGTCGATGAAATGCCCATCTTTCATCCCTCTAATCTTGAGCATCAGGCGCACTGAATCCGCCTGTTCACTCGTGTTGCCCAGAATATCCAGCGTGCTCATTGTCTGCCTCCCAGACTCTCGCGAATCCGCTCCACATCAGCATTCATCGTCTGCCTCCGTGACTTCCTCGCCGACTGGTAGGGTGCGATAGATTTTTGTGATTCGCCACGTGCCCGGCGTCTCGTGGATATGCTTCACAGCGGCCTCATAGGAATTGAAAGTGACGGTCGGATACAGCATCTCGATAGCCGAATCGACCAGATATTCTTCCTTGGTCTCCAACTTCATCGTCCGTCTTCCTGACTCGTGTAGGTCAACGTGAAGCATTTATCACCGTTGCATATGCGGTTCCAAGCGGCGATATTGTATTGCAACTGATACGGGGCGGGCTTCCGTGAACAACCTCCCTCGAAGCCGAGCCCGCAGACAGTGCAGCGGAACATCACGATAAAGAACGTGTATTCAGGCAACCACTGCACGCCGTCCCGCTCCCATTTCGCCTTGACCTTGCCCCCACAACGAGGACACGGGCTAATCCTGTGGAACCTCACCAGACTCACCTCCCTCAAGAGGCGCGTTCAAATCCACCTGTTCGATACGCGCACGCTCCTGTAAGATGTTCGCGTATGTCCCCATCGCGTACAATTGGCTTTCAAGGAGCTGGAAGGAGCACGCGGGCGTGAAGTCCAACGTGCCCTCCGCGTAGCCCTCAAGCATGTGCGCCAGCTTGCTGATACGCTCCTGCAATTCTCGATGTTCGCGGATCATCCGCTGCTTGTAATCACTCATTGTTTTTCTCCTTCTTTTCGTTCGCTTCGAGCGCGTCCAGCAGATCGCATTCGGCGAGCATGAGATGCGCCTGGGCGCGGGTCATTGATTTCAACGTCTGCGCGCCGGCGCCGGCCATCCAGCCAAGAGAGCTCACCTTCGTCTCGAGCAGGTGGGTCTGCGTCGCGAGATCACGCAATCGACCATCAAGCAGCATGGTCATCGGTTTCCTCCTTGTTGAGTCGTGTTTCGATTTCGATGCACAAGTCGAGCGCCGCCGTGAAACCGGCCTGATAGGCGTATAGCGCGGTCTCCGGCCGGCTCATGCCGCCAATCTCCGTGGCCTCCAACAGCCACGCCATCGCACGCTCCTGCGGGGTCGGGAACTTTTCGGCCATCACGCGCCCCTCAGAATCGAGCCGAGTGAGGCAGCACCCAGCTTCTGGGCACCTGCGAACCGTCTGGCCGTGGAACGTGACTTCGGCTGCGCGGCGGGCAGTTCGAGTGGGTTGCGCATGGTCAACGCCTGCTGCTGCGCCTGCTCCGGGCCGTTGCCGAGCATCCGCTGGCGGCGGTACATCCACGCCTCGTCCGCGGATAGGCCCCGCGCCTCGCATTCGCGCGCTATCTGCGCCTCAGAGGGCTTCGACTCGTTGCGCATCCTGCGCACGATGGCGTTCACATCGCCGGAACCGCACCAGCAACCCGTGCTGTTGTCCGCGTAGAAGCGCTTCACCGCCTCCAACGCCTCTCCCAGCGTCATGTCCGCGCGAAGCTCCTCGTGGAACGTGCGAGCCTCCAAGTCGGTGATGGCCGCGTTGCCGTGGTGGACGCGAATCTTCGCCAGCACGAGCGTGCTTTCCTTGAGCGTCAGCATGTCAGTACTCCTTCCCGTGATTGGTTTTCGGCGGCTTCCTCGGCCGCGTAGTGGGCTATCAGTGCCGCGTTCGCGTCCTGGTTGGCCTGCGAACGGTTCCACGCCGATGGCGAGGGGCGTGCGGTCGGCTCGGGTTTGGCCGGCAGCGGGTCATCGTCCCAGTGTTCGCCGTCCAGCCAGTTCGCCGGGGTGAGCGTGTAGCCGGGTTCCCGGTTCGGGTCGGCGGCGTACCTCGACGCCTTGGCGATCAGGAACGTGTTGTTGGTTTTCCTCCGCGCCTTCCGCCAAGCCTCGAAGGCCTTGCGTTTGCCGGTCTTGCGTGGATAGGTCTGCCAGAACTGCTCGAACTCGATGGGATAATCCTCGTCGGCGCTCTCTGCGGCCCCCTCGGCTTGCGAGGGGGTTTGGGGGAGAGAGAATTCTTCGTTAGAAGAATTCTTTTGGTTATTGGTTATTGGTTCTTGGTTCTTGGTTAAAGAGTCCCAGCGTGACTCGGGTGTGACATTCGAATTGTCACGGCGTGACATGCTTGTGACATTCGTTTCGTCCCAGCGTGACTCGGGTGTGACATCGGCTTCGGAACGCTGCTTGCGCTTGCGGTTGCGAGCACCCTCCGCCCTCGTCTCCACCTGTTCGCGGCTGGACTGATGGGAAAGATAATCGTGGATGCGGTAGGAGCCGTCGTCCGAACGTTCGAACATGCCGACCTTGATCAGCGCTTCGATGTCCTCTTCGGTCGCGTTGAGCTGGTAGATCACGTCGTCCTCGCTCATCACGCCGTCGTTGAGCACGTCGGAACAGAAGGAAATGGCCATGCAGTACACTCCAAGTGCGCTCGGACGCATACGCTGTAGCTTCAGCACTTTCGTGTTCGAATGGAAGCCGTTACTCAGCTTCCCGTAGCCCTGTCTGGCCATCAGTCCGCCTCCTTTCTCTTGTCTCTTTGGTATTCGGCTATCAATGCCAGCAGTTCGGGGCTGGCGGCGATTATCTCGCTGGGCTTCAGCCCCTCGCCATTGGTCTTGGGTTTGCGGTGGTAGCCGCCACGCAAACCGGTGCGACGGCTGCCACCGATGTAGGTATGAGGGTTAATCCTGGCCATCGTCCGGCCCCAACGCCAAGCCGTCGTTCAGCAGGAGCGCGAACAATTCGAGCGGCATCCACACGAGCATCGGATTGGAGGGCACCGGCCTCGATTCGCCGCGCAGCCGGTTCGCGAGCTCGCGGCGAATCCGGTAGTCCGGTCCTAACACGTGCCCCATGTGAGTGGCGAGGAACCGTTCGAGCGTTCCGATGTCGAACACGGCCATCTGCCGGGCCATGCCCTTGAGGCTTTTCACGCCCACGCCCCTGCGGTGTTGGATGAGCACCCCGTAGGGAGTGTCCATGTTCGCCATCTCCACTTTGAGCTCCCGCCAATGCTTGCGATAGTTCGGCATCTTCGTGTCCTTGCATTCCACGCACACCGGCTCGCCATGGAACATGACGCCGATCAGATCGCCCTGGTCGGCGTTGCCATGCAACGGCATACGGTCGATGCGCGTGTCCTGCAACGCCCACGCGAGGTAACGCACGGTCCACGTCTCGAGGCTTGTGCCTTTGCTTTTCGATGGGTTCGCCATCATCTCTCCAATCCGTAATCCGCGTACATCTCGTCTGCTTCCAAAGCGCATTCCGGGCATGGAATCGGCCGTGCCGGGTACAGCGTGCAGCCGTGCTTCGGGCAGACCGGTTCCACGTCCATCGGCGTCTCATCGTGATACAGGTGCAACATGGTCAGAACTCCGGGTCGCTTCCGCCGTTGGCCCACGGGTCGGAGGCCGGTGGCTGCGACTGCTGGTATCCGCCCTGCGTCTGCTGCGTGTAGCCGCCCTGCGCGCCGTAACCCTGAGACTGTCCGCCGCCCTTCTGCCGAACGTTGGTGATGGCCACAGCGCTGGCGTTGACGTTGCAGCTCGCGGCGGGCTCGCCCTTCTTGTTCGTGTAGGCGTCGAGGCCGCTGATTTCGCCCACGATGGTCACGTCCACGAACTGGTCCTGATTCTGACGCAGCTGGGCGATCTGGTCGAACACTGGGTTGAGGTTCGCGTAGCCAGCAGGCCACACCGAGTAGTACTGTTCCGGCTGGCTGACCCAGTTGCCGTTACGGTCACGGTAGCCCGGCGACACAGAGACGCGCAGGAACCGTTTACCGTTCTGCGTTTCTCGCACGCCCCACGCCGTGCCCTGGATGATGATGGTCGTTCTTCCCGCCATGGCCTACTTCCCTTCCTTGACGCTGGCCTTGAGCTCGCCCAACACCTTGTCCAATTCCGCCTCGCTCAGGTCGGCGAACGATTCCGACGCCATGCCAGTTATCTTCGCGACCGTCTGCAAAGCCTCCTGTTCGTCGGTCACGCCCAACCGTTGGAAGCGGCCGATGGCCTCAGCACGCTTAGCCTCGACCGGGGAGACCGCGGGCTGGGTTTCCTGTTGCGGCTGTTCGGACTCGTCCACGCTCACGTCAACCGGCGAATCATCCACCGTCTCGTCGGGCAGGGGGCGGAACAGTTCGGAATAGTCGGGCGTGGTCTCGTCGGAGACGGCCGCGGACTGGGCTTCGACGCTCACCGGGAGCCATTTGAAGCTGCGGCGCACCACCGTCTTCAACGCCATGGCCTCATAGTCGGTGCGCCATGGGCCCTTGTTGCCTGCGGGGCTGCGGCGTTTGACGGCCTCGACTTCTTCCTTGGTCATGTGCACGAACACGCTTCCTGCAGGCAGCAGCTGGGCGTTCACATACACGTCGGTCAGCGTGGCCTCGGTGTGCGGCACGCCACGGGTGGCGCGGAACTTGAAGTGCTGGCCGGTCTCATCCTCCCAGTAATCGAATTCGTCGCCCTGGTACACGGCCTGCGCGTGAATGCTCTTCAACTGGCCTGAACGACGGGCCAACGCGATCATGCCGCGATAGCCGAGCACGAACATGGCCTCCTTCTGGCCGGTGCGCATGTTCTTGTTACCGAATGGCAGGATGTAGGCCATGCCGAGCCCGTTCACGTTCGACGGTTCCAGACCGAGGCTCGTGCAGCGCATGAAGCATGACAACACCGATTCGACCGAGCAGCTGGCCAGCTGGGGTTCGCGGTTGATGGTGCTCACGTACATCTGGTAGAGGCGCTTCTCGCTCATCTCCTGCGGCATGACCGCCGCGATGCGAGGCCAGCTCTTCTCGAGCAGCTGCTTCATCTGGCGCTGCGGGTTCATGGCCTGCATCTGCACGTTCTGCGCCTGTGTCGCTAACTGTCCCATAATCGGTTCTCCTTTACTTGGTTTTCTTCGGTTTGATTTCGCTGAATCGGAAGGTGCGGCCCTCCCACGGCTGCACGACCCGCGTGTAGCCCTTGCGCGTGCTGTGCTTGTAGGTGGCCTGCAGGTTGCCGCAGCGCACCCCCTCGTGGTCTCCGATGTAGGTGAGGATGCAGTCCTGCAGCTCCTCCTTGCGTGTCTTCAGTGCGTTGAGGTCGGCGGCCGCCTGCCTGTAGTCGGCCATGAGCTCGCGCAGATCAGTGCTGTCGCTCATGTCCTCGATGCCCTCCGAAGGCTCCGGGTAGGCTTTCGCCACGTCCGCGCCGGTGAGGGCGGGCATCTCGTCACGGGTGACGAAACCCCAGAAGTCCTCTGCCGCATGGATTACGGCGCTCACATCGTCCTCGTCGCGTTCGAAACGCACCTCCACCGGCTCCGCCTCGCCGATGTCCGCGTAGAAATACCCCCAGCGGAAGCCGGTGACGGCCATGTAATGCGTGACCTGCGCCAAGTAGTAATCCGGCGCGATTAGCTCGCCAGTCTCGTCATGCCAGTCGGTGCGCCCACGGTTCGCGTTCGCCGTCTTGATCTCGAGAATGCCCCACGAATCACTCGCCTCGTCGTAGACGAAGCCGTCCAGCGAGGCGTGCATCAACGGATGCTGCTTGGATACCAAGGAAATGTCGGTGCCGTCGATGACCTGGTACTCCGGGTGCAGCTGGCGGAACCGACGGCGCAGTTCGACCTCCAAGGCGTTGCCCTTGACGATCGCCCACTTGCCGCTGATATCCTCCGGCTGCTGACGGTTCGTCTTCTCCAACCACAGGTCGTAGGGGGTCGAGTACGGGTTGAGGCCGAGAATCGTGCTCATGTCCGAGCCGCCCACACCCAACGCGCGGAACGCGTGCCACGCACTCTCACGCTCCTTCTTCGTGTGCTGGCGGAAACGATGCACGTCGAACAGTCCGGTCGCCTGCGCTGCCATGTCAACGGTCACTCGCTTCATTCCTGCTCCTTAGCTTCGACTTGCTGACGTATTCCACTCGCGCGCTCACCCTGCGCCGTTGCCTGTCGATGACGACCATGCCCGGCAACGGCATCACGTACAGGTACGGGTTGCCGGTCTGACTGTTCCGGTCGCTGATCAGATCCATAAACTCCACGATCAGTTCGCCCGGCGTCATGCTCATGCCCTCGTCCGTGATCGGGCTCCACAGTCCCACCGTGTCCGTGTCCGTCATCCATATCCTCTCGTAGTCCGACGAGCCGCAGCCCGGCCTCGTGGATGCTCAGGCCAATGAGGCTCGCGAGGCTCTGGCGCGTGGGGTGGGCGGTCAGGATGTCCAGGTTGGGCAGCAGCCGGGCCGCGACCGCCAGCCACATGTCGTTGTCATCGGCGCTCATGCGGCCTCCGTCCTGTATTGCAGCTTGTTCTCGGTCGCCCAGCGGGTCAGTTCGTCGATGGGGTAGACCACCTGGCGTGTGTCCCTTTTCCTGCCTTCGCGTTTCACCCCGCGTTTGCGGAATCGCGGGCCTCCTCCCGTGTAGCGCAGGTTCTCAAGCGTGTGCTTGGCGACCGTGTGGTTGAGGAATTCGACGGCCTGTTTCGTGGTGAGCTCCCGAATCGATTCATCCATCGGAGTACCCTTTCTGTTGAGAGTTTTTCTTCTCGCCCCCGTGCCAGCGGGGGCTTTCTTTTTTTGAACTTGCGTTCGTGGACGGCCACGGAATCGAACCGTGGTCCCGGTCTTTGCCGCGCATACATGACCTACGCGATCTCGACTGGGGGCAACCTGCACCGCCCGAAGCGGGACGCCGGAGAATAGACCAAAGCCGACGCCCCACCGGTCCAAGAAAACCGACACCGTATCTGTCAGTTGTTTTTTCAGTTATCACGAGGGTTATTCGGTTTTCCTTCCGCTTGGCCGGCCGGTTTTCCACGCCGTCCGGCAAGACTGTTATTCGACGCCCGCCTCGCTCAAAACGAGGCACAGGAGCCGCAGGGGAACGAGCCCGAAGCCCATGAGCGCGGCCAAACCGTTGCCGATGGGATGCGCGCAACCCGTGTGGGTCATCACCCAGCCGATGCACACCGCGAACACGAGAATCCAGAAGACGAGACGACTCATGAAACCTTGGGACGGCTCGGTGGCTTCCGGCTTCCGGTAGCCGCTGAAGTGATGGCCGTAATCCTTGGCATTCATCAATCCACGTCCTCTCCTATGACTCGTTCCAGCAATCTGGCCTGTCGCGCCGCCTTGAGCTTCGCCGCCTGCCTGCGTCTGCATCGGCGGTTCCACTTGAACTTGACCGCCACGGGGGCGTCGCCGCAAACGGCTTCGAAACATTTCGGGCATTGGAGGAACGCCTGCCCTTCCACGACGTTTTGCTTGACCTCCGGGGCGATATGGCATTTCGGGCATTCCTCCAGCGGCTCGGCTATGACGTCAAGCGTGTTCCTGACCAGTATTTCCCATCGGCTGATGGCCTCACGCTCGCTTCTCGGGCCACCGGTGGCGCCGAAGAACCCGTAGCCACATACGGAACACCTGCATCCCCAGAAGTCGTCTTGACCCGCGTAACCGCCAATCGTGTACATATCAATCACCGCCTCGGCATGGCCGTTGCATACCGGGCAGGGCAGCGGTTCGGGCAGGGGCTCCTCAGGCTGGCGGGCCTTTCCGTCACGCTTCCACCACACCATCACGCTGCTCCTTTGATGCTGAGAATGACTGCGATGTACACGAGTGCGGTGACGACGCACACGGCCGCAGCCCCGGGAGTCAGGGGCTCGCGTTTCTGTCCGACCTGCAATACGTTGAAGATGATCGACAGCACGAACACGATGATGAAGAACCACTGCTGCCACACCATCACGCC